GTACTGTTTGAAAAGGAACCATCCCGGATTGAAACGGTGAACGACCTGGACAGCGACGTGGTAAATTTCTTCCGGGTAGTCCAGAACCGGGAGCGCAGGGAACAGCTGCAGGAGTGGCTTGCTTATACGCCGTATTCACGGCAGGTTTACGGTGAATCGTTCCGGGAACCGCAAAATGAAATTGAGAAGGCCGGATTCTTTGCAGTCCGTTCCATGCAGGGCCACGGGTTTCGCCTGACCGAGAAGTGCGGCTGGAAGAAGGACGTACACGGTCGGGAGGCAGCTTATGCGGTCCGCTACTGGAATGAGCTGCCCGAAGCTCTGGCGCTTATGGCATGGCGATTGAAGGCGGTACAAATCGAAAACCGACCAGCAATAGAGTTGATACGGGCATTCAACCATAAAAATGTTCTGATGTATCTGGATCCGCCTTATGTGCTGTCGACCCGAAGCCGGAAGCAATACTGGCACGAAATGTCAGATCAGGATCACGAGGAGCTGCTGGCCGAAGTATGTAGCAGCGATGCCATGATCATGCTTTCCGGATACGACTGTGGTCTGTACGAGAGTTATCTGCATGGGTGGAATAAGGTGCAGATTCCGGCCAGGGCGCAGGGTTCCCTGCCGAGAACGGAAACGTTGTGGATGAATTATGATTCGCCGGGAAAGGAGAGGACATGAAAAACACACTAACAGATTTGAACAATTATCTATTTGAGGCCATTGAACGTCTGAATGATGATGGCCTGGATGATGAAGGGCTGGAAAAGGAAATCAAACGCAGCGAAGCTGTCCAGAAAGTCGCTAAGACTATTATTGAAAATGGAGCGCTGGCATTGCAGGCCAAGAAACATCTTGACGAATACGGACAGGGCGCAAATGTTGAATTGCCCATGCTTGGGATAACAGATAAATGACTGTCAGAAGAGAATAAAAGATTAAAGGAAACCGTACACAACTTACAGCAGCGGGTAAAGAAACTGGAGGATTGGCAATGAATAAATGGCCTGATGAGGTAACCAAATTTCTTGTTGCTAATGTGGAAGGAAAGACCACGAAGCAGCTGACAGAATTAATGAACAATCAGGAATTTGATAGAAAGTATGGCATGATTTTTTCTGAATCCCAGATTAAATGCGCCAAGAGTCGTCATGGACTAAAAAGCGGAACTAAAACAGGATTCCCCAAAGGCTACTCCCCCAAGTATCCTCCAGGCATGGAAGAATACATAGCGCAGGTAGCAACCGGAAAAAGCACGACGGAGATAGCTGATCTGGTTTCGGAGCATTTCGGGATTGAATTTTCGGACAGACAGTGCCGGGCATATAAGAAAAACCACAACATTAATTCTGGCCTGACCGGGAGATTTGGAAAAGGTCATGTGCCGGCGAACAGGGGGAAGAAGGGAGTCGCCGCCCCAGGAAGTGAGAAGGGCTGGTTTAAAAAAGGGCATATGCCTGAAAACCACAGACCGGTTGGAAGTGAAAGGATTTCTAAAGACGGCTATGTAGAAATTAAGACCAGAGAGCCTAACAAATGGGAGTTGAAGCACAGAGTTGTGTGGAAAAAACATAAAGGAGAAGTTCCAAAGGGATATATAGTTGTGTTCCGCGATGGGAACAAGATCAATACAGATATTAACAATCTGGCTTTGATCAGCCGAAGCGCTCATGCGGTAATGAACCATACAGACCTGCATGAGTTTACAGGTGAACTAAAGGAGACAGCAATTTATCTGGCCGAACTGAAAGTGAGTCACGGAAGAGCGAAGAAACGGAAGTGCAAGTAAATTAATTTTCAGGAGGAGAAATTAAAAATATGGCATATGGAGACATTAATAAAAGCAAAATGACAGTAACTATGAAGGTTGAAGATTATGAATACTATTCGGATGCTGTACTAGGCAGGGAAGCCCTTATTAGAATCCTTGAAAGAGCAAACAAAGACGGAAAAGCAGTAATGACGGAAGAACTCAAAACAACTATTGAGGAGATTTACTGCTAAATTAGCTTTCAGAGAAAGTGAAGGTGGTCAAAGTGTATGATGCAGAAAAAATATACCAAAAGTTAGTTCGCGGGAAACGCGATAAAGGCATATTTAAAACCACAGTAAAGGAATGCCTTGATTTATTGCAGGAAAAGGAAGAGGTGCAGAAGAAAATTGATGAATTGGACGCAGAAAAGCAGGCGATTCAGAAACGGATTGAAAACACACCTTTATACTTGCTGCATGGCGGAGCCTATTGCCGGTTGCTTGAAATCATTAACGATTATAAGAGTTAACTTAAAGTTCAGGAGGATAAAATATGGGATTAGCAGATGTTTTTGCAAAAGAAGATAGAGTAGATGTTACATATACAGATTTCTACAGAATGATGAAAGAAGCAACATTATCTGAATTGCTTATGAATGCGGTTAACTGTGATGTACCGCATGAATATATTCGGAACATGGCAACGGGTGTAAAACAGGCGCAGGAGGGTGAAAAATACGAATACCCAGAGTGTTATACACCAGAACAGAATAATCCTTATCCCTTGTGTATTGGCAGGGATAAGCCTGAATGTGAGAAGTGTCAACTACGGGCTGATTGGGAGCCAGATGATCCTTATGGGGTAGGAGCGTAAATTAATTTTAACGAGGTGAAGCAATGGAAAATAAAACACCGAATACAGATAGCAGCATACAGAACACAAGAAAGCAATGCGTGGTAAGAACATACCCAATGGGATGGACAAACACGACAGAACACTTAGAGCAGAAGTTGGCAGATGGATATATAGTTGTGATGGCAAATCCTTTTGACACAAAAGGTAAGCAAGGAATGGAATATATCCTTGAAAAGAAAAATTGATTCTATCTGGCAGCAGGAAGAAGAGGTAAAGCAGATTGCACAAAGAAGAGGTTAGGCGTCAAGCTGGATATGCGGACATGCTCAAGGGGGCGCCGGTGAAGACATGGCCGCCGTATTGCTTCACGGAGTTATGTCCGGATCGGCGGTACCGGTTGGGCGGGAAATTGTATGGGAAACTAGTCAGGAGGAGGTGAAACCGGTGGATCAGAGAAGTCCAGCAGAACAGTTGCAGGAATTCCTAAACTTTGTGGATTCATGCAGCCGTGAATATCAGGCGGCCTACGGCGCGGTAAATGAAGAGGACAAGCGTCTCCAGGACCTGATACACGAGATGGAGTTCGCGGAGAACAAGGCCGAGCGAAACAAGGTAGCGACCAGGCTCCAGCACAGCCGGCGGAACCGCAGGAAGAACAAGGACATTGTTATGCGCAACGAATTGGTTGTAAAGTTCTTTGATGAGCAGAATCATAAGAGCACGCTGAACAAGATGCGTCAGCTGCTGGGACGGCAGCGGAAGGAAGAGGAATTCCTGCAGAGCAAACGGACTTATAAGCCGCGGATAAAGGAGGGGTAACCAGTGGACAGGAATATTCCGGGAGACTGCATAGACGCAGGCGCCCTGATTACGGAGACAGATGCGGGGAGGTGACAAAGATGAATCAGGAAGCAGCAACCAAGTTGGCCAGAATGACAGCACTGGAAGCAGTGAAAGAGTTCCAGAAGGCGGAAGTCAAGAAGAAACGAGTCAGAATCTTCCAGAACACCAAAAAGCTGATGGAGAATTACAACCGGATCTGCCAGGCAGTGGAAGAGGGAATTGCGGAGTTGTCGGAGGTGCCGACGGAAGAGGACATTGAAGAGTATAATCCGGATAATATTGTAGTTGACAGTATCTTAAAGAGTAAGCTGCGTAGCATTGTCATGCTGGCCCATATAGACAGGTGCCTGAAGCTGCTGGAGGATGAACAGTACCGGAAGGACACGCATGAGAAATATCTGGCGTTTACATACTTCTATCTGGACGGAATGAGTCACGAGAGTGTGGCGGAGGTTCTGGGGTGCGTCGATCGGACGTCCCGCCGGTGGATTACAGAAATGACAAACATCCTGGGAGTGTATCTGTTTGGAGTAGACGCGCTGATATTGACTTGACAAGAGCGTGTCAAAATGATGTCCTTGCAATGTCCGTTTAAAGGATTTATAATTGTAATATGCCAAACTGGATAAAGCTAGAAAAGCACTCCTCCAACTGTAAATATACGGCTGCCAGGTGTCACAGCCTGGCGGTCGGCTACCCCGGTTTAAACTCTCCCAAGACATTTTCCGGGCATTAATGTCCTTGACATATAGCTGGGGTATTTTTGTCGGAATATATGCTTCGTGCTAATTGTATAAAAAAGTTAAGTATATTTGGAATATTTTCCCACAAAATATATGCTATAATAAAGCAAAATGTCGAAATGAGGGGGTATATATGCCAAGTAATTTTAACTTTGAAACACAAAGGGAACAGTCTGCTGTAAAAACGGAAATCGTAACAAAGTATTTCAATGCATGGGTTAACGTGTTAAAACAGAATAATGAAAGATTAGCTTACATAGATCTTTTTTCTGGTCCAGGTTTATATCAAGATGGGACAAAATCTACTCCTATTATTATTTTAGAGAAAATGGTTTCGGATATATATATGAAAGATCATATAGTAACTCTGTTTAATGAGAAGGATCCAGAATTATATAACAAGTTAGTTAAGAATACTAAAAATGTGGATGGAATAGAGGGTTTAAAGTATAGTCCCAATATTACAAACAATATAATAGATTACAATACACCAGAATGGTTTGCTAAAAGATCATTAATACCAAGTTTTTCTTTTATAGATCCAGCGGGATATGCTGGTCTATCATTAGAATTAATGAAAGCATTAGGAAAAGATCATGGTTCAGATTTAATTTTTTTCTTTAATTTTAATGAAATAAATAGAGGGATAACTAATTATAAAGTGGAAGAACATATGAAACAATTATTTGGGCAAGAAAATTACTTAACACTATTAAAAAAAATAAATAAAAGTCCTTCAGATAGGGAGGCTATAATAATAAATGAAATGGCAATTGCATTACAAAAAGCAGGCTTGAAATATGTATTGCCTTTTAAGTTTAAATTGGAAGGTAAGAATAGAACTAGTCATTATCTCATCTTTGCATCAAAAAAGTTTCTCGGATATAGGATTATGAAAGAAATTATGCATAAAGCAGGTGAAAAAGATTATGAAGGGGTTGGAAAATTTGAATTTATTCCTTCTTGTGACAAAGAAAAAGGTATTCAGTTATCTATAATAGATTTATTTAATAGTTCATTAGAAGATTTAGAAACTCGTTTATTAAAAGAATATAAGGGCAAAGAGGGTACTTTAGAGAAATTATATGAAATTGACGGCATAAATAATAAGTTTTTGATTAAACATTATAGAGATATAATATTGAAATTGGAAGAAGAAGGCAAGATTTGGTGTAATCCGCCAAGTGAAGAGAGAAGAATGTATAAAGGAAGACGTTCATTGAATGAAAAAAAAGTCAAAATAGAATTTCTCTAGTAAAAGCTTTTTTAATGTGTTATCATAGATTGGATTTAGAAGGGAGATATCATGGAAACTATTGTGAGAAAAAGCTTATTGTATAAAACTAAAGTTGAATATGGTGATTATACTGTAAACCATGTTCAAGGGTGTTCCCATGGTTGTAAATATCCTTGCTATGCTATGATGTTGTCAAAACGCTTTGGTAGAAGTAAGACATACGAAGACTGGTGTTCACCTAAACTGGTTTCTAATGCGTTAGAATTACTTGAAGTGGAAATCCCAAGGTACAAAGATAAAATTAAATCGGTTCAGTTGTGCTTTATGACAGATCCGTTTATGTTTGGTTATCCAGAGATATCTGATATGAGTATTATGATAATAAAGAGGTTAAACGAAAGTGCTATTAAATGTACAGCCTTAACGAAAGGGGAATTTCCTTTAGAATTACAGGATACAGATAGGATAAATGAATATGGTATAACATTAATTTCTCTAGATGAAAAATTCAGGGAAAATTATGAGCCCGGTTCTGCACCATATAAAGCAAGAATAGATGGTCTCAAAAGATTGCATGATTCTGGCTTTAAAACTTGGGTCAGTATAGAACCGTATCCTACACCTAATATTGTTGATCAAAGTTTTGACGAAATATTAAATGCTGTTTCATTTACAGATAAAATTATATTTGGAAGACTAAATTATAACAAAGAAGTAACGAAATTTAAAAACTATAAATTGCATTATAATAAGCTTGCTGAACGTGTTATGGATTTTTGTGAAAATAGAAGCATTGCATACCATATTAAAGACGGAACAATAACAGATTAATAAGTTTTATGAGGCGTCGCTGGGCGTCTCTTTACTTTCACAAAAGAGGCGGTCAACCCGTCTCTTTTTCTATACCCAAAACGAAACGAATGAGAGGTGGTGGTATTGAGTGACGCGAGGGCACCGAACTATGAATTAGCCTATGACGACTATCGAAAAGGCATGAAGTATAAGGAGATTGCCGAGAAGTACGGTGTCACGCTCAACACCGTCAAATCATGGAAGACCAGATACAGGTGGTCAAAGGATCCGAAAAAAGGTGTGCACACAAAAGCAGAAAAGGTGTGCACACAAAAAGGCGGCCAGCCCGGCAACCGGAACGCAGCCGGTCATGGCGGTACCGGGCCGCCGAAAAACAAGAACGCCGAGAAGCACGGCTTCTACTCCAGATGGCTGCCGGCAGAAACCCTGGAGATCATGGAGGGCATGCCGACGGATCCGCTTGACATCCTCTGGGATCAGATCCAGATCGCCTACACGGCCATCATCCGTGCGCAGCAGATCATGTACGTCCGGGATCGGGACGATAAGAGCACGACACGGATCCAGCACAAAAAAGGCGAGACGGTGAAAGAGGAACGCTGGGAGATACAGCAGGCCTGGGATAAGCACGCCAGTTTCATGTCTGCCCAGTCCCGGCAGCAGAAGACGCTGGAAAGCCTGGTCAAGCAGTATGACGAGCTGCTGCACAAGAACTGGGAGCTGGCTACCGACGAGCAGAAAGCCCGGATTGACCAGATACGGGCGCAGACGGACAGGATCAAGGCGGACTCGAACAACCAGGAAGAGGATGGGGTGGAGATTATCAATGACGCACCAAAAGAAACAGGTTAAGATATCGGATATTATAGTTCCGAAGTACATGCCACTGTTCAACGATACCCGGCATAAGCATATTATTCTGACTTCCGGCCGGGCCGGTACGAAATCCAGCTATGCGGCGATCAGGGCAACGTATCAGATCGCATCGGATCCGAATGGTTCCGTGGTGGTCCTGCGCAAACGTCACAATAAGCTGCGGAAAACCGTGTACAAGGAGATGATCCGCGGCATTAACCGGCTGGGGATAGCAAAGAGTAAATTCCATATCGGCAAGTCGCCGATGGAGATCCGGTACAAGAAGCATAACACAACCATCTATTTTTCCGGTTCCGATGGCATAGACGATACCAAGGGTATCATTGACGAGGACAAACCGATCAAGCTGGTGGTTCTGGATGAGCTGACCGAATTCTTTGACGATGGCGAGGGCGGGGATGAACTGGCCAACATCGAGGCAACCTTTGTCCGGGGGAATAAGAGCGGCTTCCAGATGATCTATCTGTATAATCCACCAAAGAACCCGAATGCGCCGATTAACCTGTGGTGCAGGAAGATGAAGCAGCGTCCTGACTGCATCCACATTCATACCGATTACCGGGATGTGCCGGTGGACTGGCTGGGGCAGGATCTGATTGAATCAGCCCTGATGATGGAGCAGACGGACCAGAAGCTGTACCGCTGGACGTGGCTGGGTGAGCCGATCGGCGTGGATGAGCTGATCTACTACATGTTTGATCCGGAAAAACACATAGAACAAAAAGAGTTGACGGAAGCCGAGAAACACGGAATGGGTGAGATCGGTATCGGTATTGACTACGGCCAGAAGAATGCAACGGCGTTTGAGGCGTTCGGCATAGATTATGCGTGCCAGGTGGTCAGGGGCCTGGATGAGTATTATCACTGCGGCAAGGAGGAGGGGCAGAAATCCCCCAGCGAATATGCGCAGGACCTTAAGGTGTTCTGCGAGGAGATAGCGAAGGAATATGACCGGGCAATCAGCTGGATCTATATCGATCCTTCCGCTACCGGACTGAAAGAAGAGATCAAACGGATTATGCCGGGAATCATCATCAGGAATGCCGACAACACGGTAAAACTTGGTATCGGACGGGTACAGAAGCTGCTTTCCTTTTCACGTCTGATTCTGAGTTACAGTCAGCTGCATCTCATCAGGGAAATGGGCCTGTATGAGTATGACCCGAAAAGTATAGAGCGGGGCAAAGAGGAACCGCTCCAGGTTAATGACCATTGCCAGGATGCCACAAGATATCTGGTTATGGGAGCCTGGAATAAGATCAAGATCGTTCTGCCTGTGACAGAGCGGAAATAAGGAGGTGATGACATTGATACAGTATGAAAATATCCAGAAAGCCCTGGGAGTAGATATCGCCATATCAAAACGGATGGCCGCGAAGATACTCCTGTGGTCCAGACTATACCTGGATGAGGCACCATGGCTTAAGGACGACATAAAAAGCTTAAGCCTGCCGGCCGCAATCAGCACGGAGATGACAAGGCTTGTAACGATGGAGCTAAAATATAATATGACCGGTGGCTCACTGGCTTCCTTTCTCTCCGGGCAGTTTCAAAAAGTGTATGCGGACCTTCCCAGATATGTTGAGTATGGCTGCAGCACCGGCGGACTGGTGTTTAAGCCGTATCTGGAAGGAGATAAAATCGCCGTGGACTATGTGCAGGCGGGAAACTTCTTTCCAACGGCGTTCAACAGTTCCGGCCAGATAACGGCCTGTGTCTTTCCGGAATTCAAGCAGACGGGCCGAAAACTGTATACCCGGTTAGAATACCACAAGTATCAGGACAACGTGTACTCCATCGTGAACAAGGCCTTTGTCAGTAACTCGGCAGCGATCACGATGGATAATATTTACAGCCTGGGAAGCGAAATTCCGCTAAGCGAGGTGGACGGCTGGGCCGACCTGGAACCCTATGTTGAATTCTATCATGCGACCGGCTCCCTGTTTTCGTACTTCAAGGTGCCGATCGCCAATAACATCGACACGAATTCCCCGCTGGGGGTTTCCTGCTACGCCAGGGCCGTTAACCAGATCCGGGATGCCGACCAGCAGTACGGCGCCACGCTTTGGGAATACCGGTCAAAAGAAACGGCCATTCAGGCAGGAGATGAATTTTTCCAAAAGAACAGAAATGGCGAGATCGTACTGCCAAAGGGGAAAGAGCGTATCTACCACGCACTGGGCGATGTGACGGGGAAGGACGGGGCGCCCTTTTTTAATGCCTATTCGCCGGATATCCGCGACCAGAGCTTTTTCAACGGGTACAACCGGATCATTCAGAAGGTAGAATTTAACTGCGGTCTGGCTTATGGCACCCTGTCCGACCCCCAGACAGTGGATAAAACCGCAGAGGAAATAAAGGCCAGCAAGCAGCGCTCATATGCTACCGTAAAGTCCATTCAGAACAGCCTGGAGACGGCTCTTAAAACACTCCTGGATGCCATGGCGGCCTGGGCAGAAATAGGGGGACTTCCCTGCAAAGGCGGTTATGATGCCGCATTCGACTGGGATGATTCAATTGTTGTTGATAAGGATAAGGAGAGGGAGCAGGACCGGCAAGATGTAAGCATGGGAATCATGAGGCCCGAAGAGTACAGAGCCAAGTATTATGGCGAGACACTGGAACAGGCCGCCAGGAATCTGCCGGAACCGGCCGCAGTGGAAGAGTAGGTGATCTAAATGACACCGGAAGAGATGGAGAAGCTGCCGAAGCCACTGGAACGAATCATGACGGCCCTGGAGCTGTCGGTGATGGCGGAAGTCGTGGAACGGATCAGGAATGCGGCGGAGATTACACCGCTGATCGACTGGAAGCTGTCCCGGCTGGCAAAAATCGGAACCAGCAGGAGCCGGATCCGCAAAATGATAGAAGACGCCTTAAAGGACAGTGAGCTACAGATAGATGATATCTATAAGCGGGCGGTAGAATCGGACTACGCACGGCATAAAGAGCTTTATGATGCCGCAGGCAGGGATTATGTACCTTACGAAGATAATCCCTGGTTAAAGCAGGTTGTAGGCGCTGTGAAGCAGCAGACCAAAGACAGCCTGCGGCCGATGGAGAACATCACCCAGACGACCGGCTTCAATGTCATGCTGGGCAAGAAACGGGTATTTACGCCATTGTCAGAGTATCTGGAGCGCAGCCTTGATAAGTCGATGATGGGAATTGCGTCAGGCACGCATACCTACAGCCAGGCAATCAACGAAGTGATCCAGGAGATGACCAACAGCGGCCTGCGGGTGGTTGATTACGCATCCGGTAAATCTGACCGCATAGAGGTTGCTGCCCGCCGGGCGGTGATGACAGGCGTTGCCCAGATGGTTGACAAGGTCAACGAACACAATGCCGAGCAACTGGGAACGGACCACTGGGAAGTAGGCTGGCACATGGGAGCCAGAAACACCGGCACCGGCTATCGCAACCATCAGAGCTGGCAAGGCAAAGAATATGACGGGAAGGGCATGAAAGAGGTCTGCGGCCTGGGAGAAATGCTGGGCTTTGCAGGAATCAACTGCTACCATATCCGGTTCCCGTTCATTCCCGGAATATCGAAGCGGAAATACACCGACGAATGGCTGGAGGAGCAGAACCGGAAAGAGAATGAGAAAAAGACCTTCCGGGGAAAGAAATATGATACCTACGGTGCGCTGCAATACCAGCGCAAGCTGGAGCGGACCATTCGAAAACAGAAGCAGGATATACTGCTTCTGGAGAAGGCCGGGGCCGATAAGGATGATATCGTAGCTGCCAAAAGCCGCAGGAGGGTGACGGAAAAGACCTACGTGGATTTCTCTAAGGAAATAGGACTAAGGCAGCAGCGGGAGCGGCTGACGATTCCAAAAGAGACGCCGCTGCCAAAACTGGGAGCGGGACAGACAAGCGAAAATGCTCCCGGAGTTCCGGAGAAGATCGGTGAAATTCCTGTTGAGAATACGGATCAGGCGATAGAGTATTATAACGAGCAGATCAGGAATCAGGATGTTGAGCATGCGGTTATTATTGACCGGAATGGAAATGTGTATTATTCTATAGGTAATGAGAATAGTGTGGGTGTAAATGGCATTGATTTGAGCGGTGCAACACTTACACATAACCACCCATCGTCAAATGGTATCGTTTCGTTTGGAGAAAATGACTTTAGTCTCCTTCAGGAAAATCCCGAAATACGGACGATGGTGGCGGTTAATGAGAAATTCACCTACCAGGTAAGCGTTATAAAAGAGCTTGATATAGTGTCATACAATGCAATATATGTGAAGGCAATGCGGGAGGCCGAGTATGATAACCCGGAATTTGATATGCAGCATAAGGTATTTGAGATACTTGATAGAGAGGGGTATGTTAAATATGTCAGAAAGAAGTTTGACTAAAACACAGCAAACAAAGATTGAAGAAATCAAACGGGAATGGATCGCAGAGATTGAAAAGTTGCCGGAACTCCCCAGGGGAAGGGAGGTTCTGGATGGCGGCGGCGGGCGATACAGAGACCTTGAAATTAAGTATCGTAAGAGAATAATGGAAGTTATGGAGGCATCTGAGTGACCAGGTGCTTTTATTATGCCAAAGTTGCGAATCGCAACAGAAAGGAAATTTAAAGATGAGGGAATTATCAACGATCCAGAAGAGAGAGAAGTTAAACAGAGTTTTTGCAGAGGATGAACCAGGCAATGGCGGAGCGTGTCACGAATATGCAATCAACTGGGATGCCGACAATAACGGATATATCAGCAGCCAGGGAATCAAGTTCCAAAACGGGGCCAGAAAAGACAGAAAATCGGCTCATGGCGTTCTGGATACAGACTTGCTTGAAATTGTGAGAGACAGGTTAAAATGCTTCCAAGCTGGCCCATATTCTTCCAGAGAAAATGCTTGTGCACTTACTCACATCGAAGAAGCTCTTATGTGGTTGAACCGTAGAGTTGAGGACAGGATCGAAAGAAATGTTCTTGGTGCTAACGAGAAATAGGGGGTGATCTGAATATCTCCCTTTAAGGCGCAGGGTTTAGCGTCTTATTTTTATGTCCGGAATGACGTTTAAACTACCAAAATACTCTTGCGGACAGAGATATAAACAACCGTATCACAGCGGAGACACCGCATATAAAAACAACGTGATCAGAAAAGGAGAGACTTATGGAATTTTTAAAAGATATTTTAGGAGAAGAACTTTATACCCAGATCGAAGGTAAGATCAATACGCATAATACCGGAATCAAAGATGAAAGCAAACGGGTGAAACTCGCTGACTTAAGCACCGGGAATTATGTCAGCAGGGACAAGTATACCGGTGCCAAAACGGAAAGAGACGGGTATAAGACACAGCTGGAAACAGCAAACACTACGATTGCTTCCTACAAGACTATGGATGTCGAGGGTATCAAGCAGTCTGCGAAAGACTGGGAGACGAAGTATAACGCGGACATCGGAAAACTGAATCAGACATTGCTTGACCAGCAAAAGGAGTTCAGCGCCAAAGAATTCATGGGTAAGCAGGGTTTCAAATCCGAGTTGGCCAGGGAAGCGGCGGTCTCTAAGCTGCTGAGTCAGAATCTTGACTTTAAGGACGGTGCTTTTGCAGGCGCAGAGGACTTCGTAAAGAAACTAAAAGAAGCTGACCCGGAATCATTTGTCACAGAGGAAAGCAGGCAGAAAAACTGGGTCAGAGGAACACAGGGGACCCACAAACCGGCGGTAGTCGGTGATGAACAGGCCTACATGAAGCAGAAGTATGGCGGCAACAAATATTATAAAGGATAAAGGAGATTTTTATGGAATATGGTGGATATTTTGTAGACGAGAAGTACAGCGCACTGGTAGAACCGAATTTGTATTATGATGCGATCTTCCAGCCAGGGCTTACTTACACGGATAAGCATCAGGGAGATGCAAACAGCGGTCTTGTAAAGATTTACAAGCTCAATGGTGACGGAGTACAGGACCCGAAGCTACCGGCTTCCGACCTGGACCACACAGCGGCGGAAAACTCCCTGATTGACCTGCGGCTTAACAACACGCAGAACAAGTCAAAGAAAATTTACCAGGTGCAGGCGAATGCGGTACCTTACAGTATGGCGGAGGAGCACCTGTCCCAGGCCACGATTAACTGCAAGGAAGGCTGGCAGGCCTCCGGGCTGGCGTGCCTGGCAACCGAGGGGACAGAGACGGCTGATACCTCGGCTTTGACTAAGAGCAATATTAAAAAGTTGATTCTCGAAGCGAGGAAAACGGTCAGGAAAGGTAAAGCCGTGGCAAACATTGTCCTTGCGTCCGTAGATGCCTACACAACGATGCTGGAAGCTGCCGGTGACCAGTACACGCCGGTTGTCAATGACGCTATTATGCAGACCGGCCAGATTGGCAGATGGCTGGGAATGCTGTGGGTTGAGTGCAACATGCTTGATCTGCTGAATGCTGCCAAATATTATGATCATGCAGGAGCGTTGAAGACCGTTGATCTTACCGGGATTGACTTCATCATGTATGACTATAACGCTTTTTCCATTGTTGATAACCTGGAGGCGATTCGCCTGAAAGATTCCGAGAACTTTATCGGGTCGCTGGCGCAGGTGGAGATCAACTCCGGATACCGTGTTACTACAAGCGAAAAAGTGGTCGTTAAGAAACACGCTTAATGAGACAGGAGGCATGTACGGATGATTTATGCGGATGAAAACTTTTACAAGGAAACATTCCTGTCTGGCAGGAAGCCGGTCATCCGTACCGGCTTTACCTATTATGCCAGGGAAGCAAGCAAGGTTATAGACCGGTATACCTTTGACCGGCTGGCCAGGGTCACGGAGGTGCCGGAGGATGTAGGGATGTGCTGCTGTGAGCTGGCGGAGCAGTGCTTCCGGACGGAGAAGCAGAAGAAAGAAGCCGGTAAGACATCGGAGAAGGTCGGAACGTACTCCGTGACTTTTGCATCAGAGGCAGACGTTATCAGGAACGATATGAATGAAAAGCGGAACATTGTCATGAAATGGCTGTCCGGCACCGGACTGTGCTACAGGGGGATATGATATGTTTACCAATGCAGATATTACGCTGTATCTGTACAGCAAAGAAGGAAAGACAGAAACCTATACCCGGCTCCCAGTGGAAGATGTGTTCTGGGATGAGGTAGAGGGAGCGACGCTTTTAAAGACCGGCCAGAAGAACACAGCTTCTGTGTTGCTTGTCATACCGCTGGAAAGCCTGGACGAACCAATCGCTTTTACGCCGGGCAGGGATCTGGTGGTATACGGGCTAATTCCGGATGTGATTGACTGTTCCGACCAGAAAACATTGTCGGAATCCCTGGCCGGCTTAAAAGCCAGGCACCAGTACCGGACCATTATGACTGCCGATGCGAAGCTGTACGGCAGTGAATCCATGCAGCATTATGAGCTGGCGTGTAAGTAGGAGGCGATCTATATGTTTGATGTGAAACTGGATATCAGGACCGTGGAGGAGCTTATACGTGTCAGAGGGTTGCAGCCGGGAGGTCCGGTACAGGAAATAGTGGACATTGAGGTTATGCGGTATTTGACTGATTACATGCCGCGTCGGCAGGCAGGGGAGTTGGAACACCTCATGGTAATAGCAACGATCGTCGGCAGCGGAGAGGTTAAGATTGACGGTCCCTTTGCCCATTATCTGCACGAGGGCATTTTGTATGTGGATTCAGTAACCGGGAGTCCGTGGTCCAGAAAGGATGACACTAAGGTACCGACAGACAGGGAATTGACTTATGCCGGTGCGCCTAAGCGTGGCAAGAAGTTCTTTGACCGGATGAAAACGGATCACAAAGAGGATATTTTAAAAGCTGCACAGGCGGCAGCAGATCGAGGAGGCACATAATGACGATTATTGATTACATGCGGCAGAAATTGACCCAATACCCAAGGATCGCGGAGTTTCTGGCCGGTGATGACATCCACATCGACTTCACAGATCCGGAACCGACCAACTACGGACTAAGCAGCACCGGAGACAGCCTGATTAAAGAGGACCTGCTGGGGAACCAGACCAGGCAGCATAACTTTGCCCTGTATGCCGTCGGACAGTCGTTTAACGACTATACCCGATTGGCCAACAGTAATTTTTTGCTGGAATTAGGGTACTGGCTGGAGCAGCTGCCGGAGGAATCCGGGATTGAACCAAGAGGCACATTTAAGAAAGCATGGGCCGCCAATGCCATGGCGATGCAGCCCATGGGGGAAGCAATATCAGACGGCGTACTGTACCAGATACAGATATACGCCCAGTACAAAGTAGAAAGTGAGGGTTTTTAAATGGGAGCATGGACTTATGAAAATGGTGACGCAAAAAGAAAAGACTTTGCAGTATTCTGGGTAAAAGACCAGGATGCGTCCATTATAAAGAGCAACCTGATGATTATCGGAAGAGGTGTGGAGGATATGGCAATTTCGGCCAATCCGGAGACATCGGAAAAAATGGACGTGCTGGGT